ACCGGATGGCCGCGCGATTTTTTCCCCCCCTTCTTTTATTTGAATTAAAGTTAACTTTGATTTGGACCAATGATATTGCGTCTGACGAGGTTAGATATTGTTGAACAACTTGGCGACCAAGTTTTAACGGCTATAAATAGAACGTACGACTGAGATTATCTTTAATTCAAATGTCTAAGCGAGGGGCCACATGGCGCTCTCTGGAGGGGATCTCAAAGGCCCGTCGTTCTATCAATTTTTCTCCTCGTGGAGGTAATGGGCCTAGGTCCAATAAGGCCGCTGAATGGGTTAACAGGCCTATGTACAGGAAGCCCAGGATATATCGGATGTATAGAACCCCCGATGTTCCAAGAGGCTGTGAAGGCCCATGTAAAGTCCAGTCGTTCGAGCAGCGTCATGATATTTCCCATSTTGGTAAGGTGATATGTGTCTCGGACGTGACAAGGGGTAATGGTATTACCCACCGTGTAGGAAAACGTTTTTGTGTTAAGTCTGTGTATATTTTAGGCAAGGTATGGATGGACGAGAATATTAAGTTGAAGAACCACACCAACAGTGTTATGTTCTGGCTGGTCAGAGACCGTAGACCGTATGGTACACCTATGGACTTTGGCCAAGTTTTTAACATGTTTGACAACGAGCCTAGTACCGCAACTGTTAAGAACGATCTTCGTGACCGTTACCAAGTTATGCACAAGTTTTATGCCAAGGTGACTGGTGGACAGTATGCAAGCAACGAGCAGGCTATTGTTAAGCGTTTTTGGAGGGTGAACATTCATGTGGTATACAACCATCAAGAGGCTGGGAAGTACGAGAATCATACGGAGAACGCGTTATTATTGTATATGGCATGTACATATGCGTCGAATCCTGTGTATGCAACCTTAAAAATTCGGATCTATTTTTATGATTCGATAACAAATTAATAAAGTTTGAATTTTATTTCATGATTCTCAAGTACATTGTGAATATAGTGTTTGTCCGTTGCGAAACGAACTGCTCTAATTACATTGTTAATTGAAATGACGCCTATATTGTCTAAATAAGCTAAAACTAACAATCTAAACCTATTTAAATATCTCGTCCCAGAAGCTGTAATCGATGTCGTCCAGATGTGGAAATTAAGGTAGGCCTTGTGGAGACCCAACGCTTTCCTGGTGTTGTGGTTGAACCGTATCTGGAGGTGATATATCCGGGTCGTTGTGTATGGTGGATCCTCCACGTCGATGATCTTGAAATAAAGGGGATTTGGAATTTCCCAGATATGTACGCCATTCTGTGCCTGAGGTGCAGTGATGTGTTCCCCTGTGCGTGAATCCATATCCCGTGCATTAATGTGAAGATAAATTGAACAGCCGCACTCAAAGTCAATGCGTCGTCTTCGGATTGCTCGCCTTTTGGATACTTGAGCTTTTCTTTTAGCAGCTCTGTGTTGGACTTTGATAGAGGGGGGAGTTGATAAAGACGAATTTCGCTATGTGGAGCGTCCAATTTTTGAGAGCTGCGTTTTCCTCTTTGTCGAGGAAACATTTATAGCTGGATCCCTCTCCTGGATTGCAGAGCACGATTGAGGGGATCCCTCCTTTAATTTGAACTGGACGACCATATTTGCAATTGGATTGCCAGTCTTTTTGGGCCCCAATGAGTTCTTTCCAGTGTTTAATTTTAAAATATTTGGGGTCCACGTCGTCAATAATGTTGTACTGGGCCTCATTTGAATAGCATTTTGAATTAAAGTCGAGATGACCACTAAGATAATTGTGGACCCCCAAAGCACGTGCCCACATCGTCTTTCCCGTTCTGGAATCACCCTCAATGATAATACTGATAGGTCTCTCCGGCCGCGCAGCGGAACTTCTTCCGAAATATTCATCTGCCCACTGTTGCATCTCCTGTGGAACGTTAGTGAATGAGGAGAGTTGAAACGGAGGAACCCATGGTTCTGGAGCCTTAACGAAGATCCGTTCAAAATTTGAGCGGATGTTATGATGTTGAACGACGAAATCTTTGGGTTGTTCCTCCCTAAATATATTGAGGGCCTCCATGACTGATCCTGCGTTGAGGACCTTGGCATACGTGTCGTTGGCAGACTGCTGACCTCCTCTAGCTGATCTGCCATCGATTTGGAACACTCCATGATCAATGAAATCTCCGTCTTTTTCCACGTATGTTTTAACATCTGAGCTGCTCTTAGCTGCCTGTATGTTAGGATGGAAATGTGCTGACCTGGTTGGAGATGTAAGGTCGAACAATCTCTGGTTGGTACATTGGAATTTCCCTTCGAATTGGATGAGGACATGCAGATGAGGTTGCCCATCTTCGTGTAATTCCCTGGCAACACGAACGAATAATTTATTGACTGGTATTGTAAAGGCAAATAGTTGGGAAAGTGCTTCTTCCTTCGATAGAGAGCACTTAGGATAAGTGAGGAAATAGTTTTTGGCATTTAAACGAAATCGTTTTGGGAGTGGCATATTTGTAAATAAGAGCTTGTACACCGATTGGGAGCTCTCAAAACTTGCTGAATGAATCGGTGTATTGGTGTACAATTTATACTAGAACCCCCAATAGAACTCCCATTGTGGTCCCCAACACGTGGCGGCCATCCGTTATAATATT